GGAGCGAGTACGCAGCCAGGGTAGGCGGGGAGGTGTATTTGTGGGGAGAGGTGAAGGAATTTGAGTTTGGGTACACCGCGGAGTTTGCCTATCCGAAGCGATTGTTTGTTGGTCCGGACTGCGATGTGCTGACGATTATGATGTTGGAGCAGGAGTATGGTGTACCTATAGAGATTCGAGAAGACTATAGGAGTATCTTTCCGGAGCCATCGGTCTATAATACCGCAGGCATTCCCTTGCAGGTGTTCCCATTTGGCTATGAACTCAAGTGAAAACCGACATCTTCATCCGCACCTACGAGCAACAGGTAGACAACATCAGGCGGGGCTTTGCGCTGGCCACGATAGGAAGGTGGTCGCTGGAGCCGGTAAACATTCATCTCATCGAGGCCTCTGAGTTCGGGATCACCGCGGGGAGGGCGATGGCTGAGCAGAGGGCGGAGTCCGACCCATACATTTACACGGACGATGACGTGGTGATTGTAGGGAAGGACTGGGTAGAGCGAGGCCGGGAGATCATGCTGAGGAATCCTCAGTATGCCATCCTCAGCACTCTTTCCTTGGTAGAGACGGAGAATGCGGCAAGGCCTAGTACCAGCTATGAGATTTATCCCATGCACTGGGTAGGGGCGCCCATGTGGATCAGGAAAGGGATTTTGGTCGAGATGCCAGAGATGACCCTGGGCAACGAGTGCGGGGAGATTCACAAGTACGTAGAGGCCAGAGGCTACAGGGAAGGGCTATTCCATCCTGATTTGAAGATCCGACACAATCACCTGGGCCATGGGTTCAGTAGTAATCCAAATCTACACTTCGGATATTGACATGATTATCGCTGTAAAGAGCTGCGAGAAGCACTGGGACCGCGTTAAGGCGATACGCGAGACCTGGGGCAAATCCCCCATGGTGTACTTCTTTACCGGGGACTTCCTGAGAGTTCCTGACGATTATGCTCATTTGCCTCACAAGACGAAAGCGATCTGCCAGTGGACTCTGAGGCATAACTACGATTGGGCGTTTCTCTGCGACACCGATACTTACGTTAGCGTGCCAAGGCTGCTCAAGGCTGATCAGCATACCTACATGGGCTACCGCCTGGAGAATAAGAACTACGCCTCCGGAGGAGCAGGCTATATGCTTTCGAGGAAAGCGATGGAAGTAGTCTCGCAGGGGAATCCGGACGAGTTCGAGAACGAGGATGAGATGGTGGGGACGCTGCTGGGCAAGGTAGGGATTTCCGTGCATCACGATCGGAGATTTTCTCTATATCAGGATGTATTGCCGGGGAACAAGGTAATCTCCCGGCATTTGTCTAGCAGGGGGCCATTCAAGCTGGAGATGATTCACGAAGCGCACCAGAGGGCCAATGATCGTCTGCCTTGAGGGTGGCATGGGCAACCAGTTGTTCCAGATGGCTTTTGGCTATTCGGTAGCCGAGCGCAGGAATGAGCAGCTGTTCTTCAATCGCAGGAGGCTTGAGAGCGATCCCAACGGAAGGGTATTCGAGCTTCATCATTTCCGCGGCGGGAAGGACATGGAGTTCAGAGACGAGGAGCCTCCCGTAGTAGCCGACAACTGGTACTTCAACCAGACGGTATGGACGCAGGGCAAGACCTTCACTGGCCACTGGCAGACCGAGAAGTACTTCGATGCTCCCCTGGTCCGTTGCGTTTTGCGGGTCGAGTCTCCCATCTCCAAGGATAGCTACATGCTGGGCCATAAGATCATCAACCATCCCAGCGCGTTCCTGCATATAAGGAGAACGGATTACCTGACGCCGGCCGCGCTAGCCTGCCACGGGAACGTGGGGATAGGTTTCTACCGGAACGCCATGGACTATATAAGGGCCAAGGTGCCGAAAGTTAATTTCTACGTATTCAGCGATGACCCGGAATGGTGCAGAGGGGCTTTCCCTGATTGTACGGTGGTGGGGCATAACCAGGAGAAAGCGTATGAGGACTTGTGGCTGATGTCTTTATGCCAGCACGCGGTATTCCCGAACAGCACATTTGGCTGGTGGGGAGCATGGCTGGGTGACCACAAGCTTAACAGGATCGTGATCGGGCCGAAAAGATGGTTTGTCATCGGGCAAAATTCTGCGGATGTGATTCCGGGGAGGTGGATGAAATTTGATAACCTTGACTAAGTGGGAGACGACCACCGACGATGAGTTGAGCCAACTGGCTCTCAAGTGGACTACCGACAAGATCAAGTGGTACACGGGCTTCTATCACAGCCTTCTAAATGGGAAGCGGGACGCCAAGAAGGTACTGGAGATAGGGATAGGCTATCCCGCGGTGATGTGGAGCCCTGAGACGTGGTACTGGCCGATTCAGCCTTATATCACGGGAGCGAGCGTAAGGATGTGGGAAGAGTATTTTCCTCAGGCGCAGGTCTACGCCTTGGACATAAACAGGGAGATTCTCATCAATGAGGGAAGGATCCAGTCTTATTGGTTCGATCAGTCGGACATCACGACTTACCCTATAGAGCAGATAGGGACGGGATTTGACTTCATCGTGGAGGATGGCAGCCACAAGCGGGACCACCAGATGACTGCGCTGATGGCTTTTGTCCCATTACTTGCTCCTGGGGGAATCTATATAGCGGAGGATTGTGGTTACATGAACCATGACGAACTGGTGCAGTTGTGCAGGGAAATTCCCTACGATACCCAATTGGTGGAGTTCCACAATACGAGGCTGCAGGGAAATTTTGCGGCCTGCGTGGTGGTGCGCCAATGACTGACCTCGTGATCGGGATGGGCGACGATGTGGGCCTGGGCAGAGACTATCACTTCATCCAGTCGGTAAAGAAGTCGGGTTTCCAGGGAGAGTTGCATGTAATCGAGGAGGATCCTCTGCCATGGCATCCGGTGGTGGACAGATGGAAGCTGATTGCCGATTACATAAGAAAAGGGGATTACGATCGGGTGATCGCCTGCGACACATTCGATGTGGTGTTCCAGTACAACCCGTTTGAATGGCTGGACAAGCATCAGGATAATTTCCCCTTGGTATTAACCAGCGAAGAGAGGCAATTCAAGGACTGCGAAGGGAACAAGAAAGGGATGCTCGAAGCCTTCCCGCAATTCTGGGAAAACATTAAAGATCATTGGATCGTCAATGCCGGGGTTATTGCTGGCAGGGCAGAACCGTTGGCCAATCTATGCCGGGATATTTATGACCTTTGCCAGCAGGATGCGCGGCTCCCTAAGTTCACTCCAGGATTCCAGGATCGTCTGCCGGATCAACAAGCTCTCAATCTATTAAAGAATAGTCGTGATCGAATAATTGTAGGAGGGGAAGCTGGCTGGGCCTTCCAGTACAACCACGCGCACACCGTCAAGGAAGGCGAAGTCTACAACGTCAACGGGCAGAAATACGCCATCTTCCATCAGTATCTCTACCAGTGGAAGAACGATGTGCAGAAGAGATTTTCTTGACAACTGGCTGGGGATAGTGGAATTTATCCGCAATGGCAAATTCAATTACAGGTACAACCAAGGTAGCTGCAGCGACAGTAAGTTACTCCGGGGCTGCCTCTGGCAGCGTTACCTGTGATGTCAACGGCAATTACACCATCAGCGGTTTAGCGAACGGATCATATACGGTAACGCCATCCAAGAATGGATATGTTTTCACTCCTCCGTTATCAGCGCAGACAATAAACAGTGCCGACATCCCGAATGTCAATTTCACTTATAGCTATTCATCCGGTTTGGATGCCAATGCTTGGTTTGTGCCTGAAGAATGCACATTGGGAACCTGGGTTGCGAATGCAGCGCCTCCGTACATCGGAAACGTAGCCTCTCAGCTTTCGATGGCAAACAGCATTCTAACCATTAACGTAACCTTCGGATCTTTCAGTTTTCTTGGAGGCCCTGGAGAGGGCGGCCCTGGATCGGCAATACCGCTTAAGGGCGCTTCGATAATGTGGAATAAGATGCAGTTGACCTACGGCACCGTTGAAGTTCGTGCGAAATTGACAGGCGTACAGACGCATCCAGCTATCTGGCTGCTTAGTTCCAGTGCTAGAGGAACAGCCATTATCCAGCAGCCCAATGCTCAGAATTTCCAAAACAATCTGGTATTCTGCAACGAGATTGATATTGCCGAAGGTCTACCGCTGGTTTATAGCAATACAACTACTTTGCGCCAGAATTTGTTTAGCCCAGCAACAAATCTCATAGATACAACCACAGTGACAGACTACAGTGTCAACTTTCATACCTATAAGGTAGTCTGGACTCCTTCTTCCATAACGTGGTTCGTGGATGGCGTACAGACCAACACGACGGCGAGTGGCATTCCTACCGGCCCTATGATGCTATTCATCGAGATTGATGCGGATTCCAGTGGTTCCGGTGCGCCTTCTTCCGGGAATTTCCCGCAGGCGATGCAGGTGGACTACGCCCGGGCGTGGGACCAAAACGGAGTTCTGATATTTTCGGATGATTTCAACGGCAGCCCGGCATCTCAGAACCTTAGTGGAACTAATCTCCTTTTCATCTCAGGTGCCCAAAACAGCAATGCTTCGGCATCAACTATAGCTAAAGCATTTCCTCTGTCTGTCTCAACAGGCTCGATTCTATTGGTTATGACGCAGTTCAACGCCGTATCGGGAACCGCAACCGTAACAGATAGCCTTGGGAATGCATGGAATCAAATAGGCACCGCGCAGATCATTTTCGGAAGCACCAATCAACTATGGTATGCCATTGCCAAGGCTCCTGGTGGTTCCTGCACGGTTACCGCAACGATGCCTGTTAGCAATCCGTTCAACGTTCTTGGTATCGCTGAATACGCTCAGCCTCTTCCCGGATCACCCGTTGATATAACATCTGCATGGACTTCTTCTGGTTCCGGAACCACCGCAACCACTGCTACTATCTCCACCAGCTATAGCAACGATACGTTGATTGTTTTTGGTGTAAACGGAGATGGCCTTGCAAGCACTGCTGGAACCGGCTTCACCATGCGAGTAAGCGGACTAAGCAATCAGGTCGTTATTGAGGACAAAGCCGTAACAGCCATAGGAAGCTATTCGGGAACGTGGACACAGACCAGTGCGAACTGGAGAACCGCGATAATCGCAGTAAAGAGCCTAGGGATAACCAGCAGCGGCAGCAGCACATCGCAAACGACTTTAAGGCATCATCGATCAGGAGACATGTAACATGATTCCATCAAGAAGCTACGTTCTGGCAAACGCGCTGGCGGTCACGGCAAACGGCACGGGCTCCATCATTGTTCTGCCAGAGGACTACTCCTCTGTTATTTTGGCACTCAATACCAGTGCCGTAGGCGGAACCTCGCCTACGCTGAACGTCTATATCCAGGAGTGCTTCCGCGTTCCCGCTGCTGGCGATGTAGCAGACATCTCGGTATCGGCGGCGCCTGCCAACTACACGGTATTTGATGACGTAGTGGCCTTCGCTCAGGTGTCGGGAACCGGCACGCAGATACTGCGATGGACTGGAGGGGGCAACGTAATTGGAACATTGACGGATGCTGCCATGACCACCAATTCGGTCAAGAATGGTCCCATTGGGCAAACATGGCGATTGAAGTGGGTCTTGGGCGGCACCAGTCCGACAGCGACTTTCTCGGTATACGGGAAATTCATCTTTTAATTGACAAGCGGGAGTATTAAGCGTTAAATCCCCGCAAGGAGCGTTCCATGGCAAAACGATCTGCTAGGCATCTGATGCCCAAGAAACTGCCTCATGCTACAGGCACTTCGGATGGCATGAGAGAGCATCACTCGGCTTTCAAGCATCCCGGAGTATCGAAGCACTCGGAAGGTGACGCGGAGTGGCGGCACGGTACAGGAGACGATGAACACATGTCCCATCCGGGCATGGCGTTCACTACGACTAACCCCGACAAGGCGACGCACATGACCGGGATTCACGGGCGGCATCATGGGAGGCTTGGGCGCATCCACTCGATGCTGACCAAGCACTAACATGAAACCCATGTCCAATCTGGGTTCCCCTAAGGCGGGGATCCTTCCAGCCAAGCAAGCTCTCAAGATGGGGACTCCGCGCATGAGGACGCTGCGCAGGATGCTGGCGCGTCCCGGCAGCATGAAGATGGGCGGCGGAGGCATCATGCCCTTCAAGGGCGGGGGCATGTAATGCCGGCTACTAGCGAGGCACAACGACGCTTGATGGCTTTGGCGGAACATCACCCATCTCAGGTTCGCGCTGCTAACCGCGGCGTGCTAAAGATGAGCCATCAGCAACTACATGATTTTGCCGCTACCAAGGAAAAGGGATTGCCGCACTATCGGAAACAGAATGCTAAGCGGGGGTTGACCAAGCATGGCTAAGAACTGGATAGCTGGGGCCATTCACCATCCTGGCGCAGAGAAACGAGCGGCTTCCAAGGCTGGGATGTCTACGCACGCCTTCATGGAAAAGCACAAGCACGATAGCGGAATAGCCGGCAAACGGGCTCGGCTTGGCCTGACACTCTCCCGCATGAGCCATGCGAAGCACGCACTGACAAAGAAGGGGTGATGTGGACGCACGGACCAAGCAGGTTGTGGACATCTGGCTGGCAGACCGCCAGCGAGCCAGGACCGACCTTCTTTTCCTATGCAACGATGTTCTCCGTTTCCCCGACGTAGCCAAAACCCCTCACGGCATCCTCATAGACCGCCTCCAGCAATTCAAGGGCGGCATAGATCAGATCAACGAAAAGACAGGTGTATGGCAATCCTACAAGCCCTTCTGCGATTTATGGGATCTCGAAGGTCCGCACAGGAGACTGTTCCTATGGCCACGCGGCCATCTCAAAACCACCATCATCACCATGGCCCACGGCATCCAGTGGATCTTGAACTATCCGAATGTCAGAATCCTCATCTCCACAGCCATCAGCCAACAGGCCCAGGACATCCTCAAAAGCATCAAAAGCCATTTCCAGTACAATCCTTGGCTGAGACAGTACTTCCCTGAATTTTGCCCAGCAGACAACCAGGCGCAGGACTTCGGGAACGCCGAAGAGTTCACGGTGATGAACCGCACGCGCAAGGATCTCAAGGAGCCAACGGTATCGGTCATCGCCATCGGCAAGGTCATCAGCTCCTACCACTACGAGGTTATCTTCCACTCTGATTTGGTGGACAAGGAGAACGTCAGGACGGAAGGCGGCCGTGTAGCTACCACCGACCATTTCAAATGGGTATCTCCGCTGCTTGAAAGGAACAAAGGGAAAAACGGATGGGAGTATGTAGAGGGCACGAGGTACGACTTCAGTGATACTTACGGTACTGAGATTGTGGACAAGGAGGAAAAACTTGCGCCAGAGAAACGCACGTGGCAAATCGAAATCAAAAGCGCCTACAACCCGGACGGAACCTTGCTCTGGCCGCAGAGATGGAGCCAGCAACTCCTCGAAGATGAACTCGAACGCATGGGTGCAGTCATGTTCGCTGCGAACTACCATAACCAACCCATCCCCGATTCAGACGGATTGGCCAGCCCAAAGGACATCGTTTTCTTCCCGCGCAAAGCACTTTCCACCATCCATCTCACATATCACTGCACCATTGACCTGCATGGCATGGAAGACAACGCCGGCAACGACGCAACGGTGCTCAACATATCGGGATTTGATAATGATGGACGGATGTATCTGGTTGAGCTATTTGTAGGCCGCTACACGCCATTTGAGACCATGGAGCACATGTTCCGTATCAGGCGCAAGTACGGGAACATAGACTTCAAGATCGAAAAAGACGCGCACGCCAGAGTTCTCCTGCCATTCCTTAAAAGGGAGATGGTCAAGCGCAATCTGCACCTGATGATGATTCCCATCAAGCGCGATACCAGAGTATCCAAGAAGCAGCGCATCCGTGGATTGCAGGCGTGGTTCAAATCGGGGAACATTCGAATACTCGAAGATTTGGAACCCAAAGCAAGAATCGAAGTAATCCAGCAAATCATGCGTTTCTCGATGACTAGCCACTACCACGATGACATCCTGGATACCATGGCCGACCAGTGCCAGAACGCGGATGGCGGCGTGGCCTATGATATTGTGCCAAGAACGAAGCCGGAGTTCACGCCGTTCGAGCATGGCGTGGACAGGTTCCTGGGATTCGATGAGTTCGATAAGGATGCTCGCTGGTTGATGGACAAACCGGCGAGCAGGGACGCTTCCTACCATAAAGGAACAGGCTTATGAAAGAAGTTTTGGAAGGAACAATAGGGGGTCTTGATGAGTTGCGAGAAGCGATTATCAAAAAGTACGGCGAACCTGTTAGAGAGATAGAAGGCAAGGAATACTATTTCATTTTCTATCGTGATGAGCTTTTTGTTTTGCGCAAGAAGGAATACATAAACTAATGGCCGAACCTACTACAGTTGGGAATACCGACACGGTAGGAACACTATCACGTGATGAGGAGATGCGCGTACAGACTCCGGACCAGAAATGGAGCGACGAATACGCGAGCAAGATAGCATTAGCGGACTTCCAGAAGATGGAAAACTACCGCAACATGAATCACGACTGGAGGTTCAGAAATGCAGACGAATTGTACGCCGCGTGGACAGGTACCCGCTATTGGGATGGAACTAGAGTTCCCCGTTCATCGCTTGGCATCTATGTCTCATTTGAGCAGATTGAAAGTTTGCTCCCGAATATTGTTAAGGCCATATTTGCTAGTTATCCCCCCTTCGATACGATGCCTGAGCCCGGAACGTCACTTGCTGAAGCTCAACAGGTAGAGAATCTCCTGCTCCACCAGTTGGAGCGCATCGGCAACGGCACGGGCAACTCCAAGATCCGCATCAATGTAAGGGAAACGGTAAGAAGGACACTCAAGTCCGCTTTCATCTATGGGAACGGCATCACGGAATTAGGTTGGGAGAATTATCAACGCGAGCGCCTGGAGTTCATGGTGCAGCGTTCCCCGATTACCAGGCAATTCAGCCATCCGCAATTTGGCATGATTCGCACGACAGTAGGCAACAAGCCGCGCACGGTCATCAAGACGCAAACCGAGCAAGTTAACATGCCGTTCGCCAAGAACATTCCCATCCAGGACTTTTACATCGACCAGAACTGCCAGAGCCCGGTTATCCAGGATGCGCGGTTCTGTGCGGTACGTGAACTGGTGCACATAGATGAACTGCTGAAGTTTGAGGATGACAAGAACTTCAAACTGCCCACACGCGGAGAATTGTACGAGTGGAGCCAGTCGAAGTTCTCGACCATGGGAGATTATTCCAAATCCTCGACGGAACTGATGCGGTCAGGAACGTACTGGCCGACAATGGAGGGAACCAAAGATGCAGCAGCGCAACGAGTGGAAGTCATCCGTTATGTTACACCCTACCGTCTGGTATGGCTGTGTGGACGAAAACGGGCGATTCTCAATATCCCAAACCCCTACGGCTTCATCAACTTCTTCAACCTTTGTTACGTCGATTTCCCAAATAGATTTTACGGATTCGGAGTCACCGACATTGCCGAAGGAGAGCAGCGCCTCATCACTTCCATCATCAATGCAAGAGTGGATGAACTTGCGCTGGCGATTCATAAGCCAATCATTAAGCGCAAAGGAGCCACATTCAGCCAGTCGCAACTCAGAATCCGGCCAGGAATCAACTGGGAAGTAGAGAATCCCAAGGAAGATATTCAGACCTTCGAGTATGGAGCGATAAACCAAAATGCTTACATCGAAGTCGAAGCAGCGGAACGGCGTTTGCAGAAGTACACAGGAATCACCGACCTTGCGGCGCTTGGCACTCCATCGAGCGGAGGTAATTCAGCGAATCGAACCGCTACTGGAGTCACTCAGCAGACTACGGCTACTGGAACCAGAATGGAATATCTGGTGGGAACCGCGGAATCCATCTACCTTGAACCTATGCTGCAAGCTCTACACTACCTCAACCAGAAGTTCCTCGACCCGCAACAGGCGGTGGACATCCTTGGTCCGGACGGCCAAGCGTTGCAGCTCAACCCGTTGACCATCAAGAACGCTGATTGTAAGTTCAAGTTCCTGGCCAGCGAGCGTATGCAATCTAGGACCGCTACCCTGCAGGCCATGCCCATCATCAGCCAGTCGTTGCTGAATCCGGGGTTTATGATGGCATTGGCGCAAACAAACCAGCAGAAAGTGAATGTGGGCTTCATCGGCAATAGAATCGCGGATGCACTCAACTGGCGAGCGCAGGATGTATTCATGCCCATGACTCCGCAGGACATCCAGAAGTTGAATGCGCCTCCACCTGCGGACCAGTTGAAGGACCAGATGCAGGACAAGAGGCTGATTGCCCACCATCAGGGCATTCAAGAAAAGGCTTCTGCGGATTTGCTCAAGGAATTGCTGATGCACTCGGCGGAGAAGGCCAGCGAGGAACCTGGGGATGAAGGCGGAGGAGAATCCGTGCAATGATCCCGCAAGAGTTCAATCTGAACGAGGATGAGAAGGCCCTGCTCTCAATGGGAGTGGAAGCGGAGGAGTTTATTCGCCAGCCCTATTGGAAACGGGTTGAGATATTCCTCAATGCTTTAGTGAGTGAAGCACTTGACGATATGCGAGGGAACGCCTCATCGGATGGCGATGTAGCCCTGCATAAACAAAGGATTTGGCGGGAGCGTGAGCATCTAAGGGATTCGCTCATTGCTTTCGTCAAAAGCCCCATACGGGACCGCAAGGAACTGATGGAGCAAGTAGAAAAACTCAGAAAGGAAGGCGCATTGATCTATGCCCGAACCGACAACACCACCAACGACTGAGGAAGTAAAAGCAGCTATCGCAGCGACAACCAAGGCTGGAGACTGGCCCGGGGAGTTCAAGCTGGCAGATGGCTCGGTAGTAAAGGCTGCAAACTGGGAAGAAGCCTTTAAGACCGTAGCAGACATGAAAGCGAACACCGCGGCAGCTTTGCGGGACCGCGAGGAACAGGTTCGCCAGCGTCAGCAGGAACTAGATGAACTGCAAAGGGCCGGCAGAAGTATGCCCATGCCCGACCCATCCACAGGATTCGATGAGAAGAAATACTGGGAACTGGCCAATCAGGATCCCCGCCTGGCTACCCGTTATGCCCTGGCAGCGGACCTGGGGATAGAGAATCCCGACCATCTTCCGTTGCTTTTCAGCGAGATGCGGAACGTTGCGACACTCTCGGCAGACAACATCGAGATCAACACCTTCATGCAAAGGAATCCAGACTGGCCGGGGAATGACACCGATGCCGACCTGATCATCCAAAGGCTGGCTGAGCAGAACAAGCCCCTGACCGCAGACAACCTGGAGTATGAATACCTCAAGTCTGTACGTAATGGCGAGATTGAGCCTTTGGGCGAAGAGGCAGTGGCGCCGTATGCTCCTCCATCGCTAGGCGGGACAGGGCTGAGCAGGGAAGACGCCAACCTGCTACAGCAAGCGCAGAGCATCCCGGATGACAAACTCGATGAATTTTACAGAAGGATAGGAATGCTCAAGTAGAATGTTTTCTTAAATATACAAGCGCTTTTTCAACCAGTTGGATGGAATCTTCAAAATGCCCTAATCCTGAATTGCATTGAAGGCACAATATGGCACGTACTTTTCCTGTTTTATGGTCGTGGTCCATACAGGGACGTTTCATTATTGGCTTATCGCATAAGGCACACTTTCCATTTTGAGATATTATCATTTCATCGAATTTGGCAGGAGATATACCAAATTGTTTTTCAATTCTTCTTCTCTTATTTTGGAATAAATACGCGGCGCATTTTTCAGGATTGGCTTTGCGCCACATCTTCATATATTTATACCAATGCGGAGAGCGTTTTCTCCAAGCTCGTTGATAAGCGTTTCTTTCTTCTTGGGTTTGCCTTTTTCCAGGTCCAGTATGCCGATTACGTCCAAGCGGATTTGACATGACTTATTTTATATCACAAAAAATGAAATGATTCAAGTAAGTACCACTTGACAGAGGCTTTATACTTCTTTTGTAGGCATGTGCTGTATCCGCAGCGCCAACCTACCGTGACCCGCCTAAGAGGCATCCCCTCCTAACGCGGATGGCAAACGAGCCATCAGCCGTTTGAGCACAACTAAAACTCAAACAAGGAGAGGTGTATAAAGTGGCATATGCTCCAGCAGTAAGCACAACCACCTCTGGACTTTTGCCCCATTTGAACGTCACCTACTACAGCCGTAAGGCTTTAAGTCAGGTGAAGAAACAGTTCAGATTTGCGGCAGTCTCCGAACCGGATGAAATTCCCCGCAGGTCAGGTAAGAACGTGCAATGGTATCGCTACCTGACGCTCGGCGCGAATACCACTCCGGCTCCAGAAGGCACAGTAGGTGCAGCGGTCCCTCAGCAATCCGCCACGGTTACGGCAACCGTAAGCGAATATGCTGACTTCAGTTCCATCTCGACCCTGGCCGATGAAGTAGCCATCGACCCGATCACCACGAACCATGCGACCAACCTGGGGTATCGTGGCGGTTTGACGGTTGACACCATCGTCAGGACCGAGTTCGATGCCAACCTCAGCAGCGTGTCGGTAGCGACTTCAGGCCCTTACGCCGCTGTTTTCGATCTCAAGAAATGCACGGCTTTCCTGCGTGCAAATGATGTGCTCCCCAAAGAAGACAACGTATTCCACGGCATCATCCATCCCTATGCTGTCTTTGACGTGCAGGCGGACAACACCGCTGGCGGGTTCATCGACATCATGAAGTGGGCCGACCCCAAGCGATTCATCGAGGGTCAGTCCATGGCAGACGGGGCCATGGGTGAAGTCGGCGGAGTTCGCATGTGGACCACCACCAACGTAGGCACCTCCGGAACCGCTCCCAACGTGCTCTATAACATTTACGTTGTGGGCGCTGGCGCGGTGGGACGTGTTGCTCTCCAGGGCAGCGGCCCCAACTACGTAGTGGACCCCGCGGTTGTGGGGAGTCCCGGCGAGGAGTTCAACGTCAAAGTTGTACGCGGCGGCCCGAATCCGGCAGACCCGGAAGGGATGATTGGCTCGTTTGTGAGCTACCGCTTCGTATTCGTTGCTAAAACCCTAGACTCAACCACGTTCCGCTACAGGATTCTGCAAGCGGACGCGAGCTTGGTATAGGAGGAGCCGACCATGCCATCATTTCTAGCAACTGCACGAAGCAACCAACTCCCGTCAAAGGGCACCGGAAACGTTACCTCCGAGACGCAGATTCTTGGCGCGGACGGTAATTTACTTCTTTGCCCGATGGAAGGCTCCCTGGTTCTCCAGACTCCCGGCAATGCGCGGCGTTTCAAGTTGTCCATTGCAGGGTACGGGGTATCGGGAACCACTTCCACAGTCACTCTCAAGCTGTATTTTGGGACCAGCACTACCATTTCCGCGAA